AGGTAGCTTTCATCGCCGCCCCGCCTGCGGTATTCGATCATCCATCCGTCGCCGGAGATCTTCGAGGAAAGATACAGGACGCCCGGGACGGCCTCGCCGTCGGGGACGTAGGAGAACTCGTACTCGGCATCCTCGTAGTTCAGCGGCAGGTACGCCGCCGTGGACTGCGGCAGGTAGAGCGCGTCGTCGTCCGGCAGGTAGACCTCGCCGGTATCGTCGGCGGTCAGGTTGCCGTCCTCGTCGATGGCGGCGCGGGTAATCGTTCCGGGGAAACCGGCCGCCTTGATGTCGTCCGCCAGCACGAGGTTGTCCGGGCTGTACTCCCCGAGGTTGAGCACGAGGAACGACGTGGCCGCGGAAAGGATCCCGGCCACGTCCACCGGCCGGACCATGATCGTGGTCACGGACGCCCCAAGGCTCTCGATGGAGATGTTGCGTTCCGTCAGGATCGCGCCGGGAGACGGGTAGTCCGCGCCCTTGTTCCAGTTCCTGGTCTGGCCGGAGAGCACCCGGACGCGGTAGCCGGCCAGATCCAGGGGCGGGTTGTCGTAGAGCCAGCAGACCTTGTTGCCCTGGCGGTACAGGCCGTCGAGATTCGGCGGCGGCGTGGTCTTGCCGACCACGGTATGGCCCGCCACCGTCGCCCATGCGGAGGCGACGCCGGTGGTGAAATTCCTGGCCCGGATGCGCACGTCGTAGACGCTGCCGTCCTCCACTCCGGTGATGATGACCGGGTCGCCAGCGATCACGCTGGGGGCGCTGGTCCATGCCGTCTCCCCGGCAGGGCGGAACTGCGCCTGCACGCTGTCGACGGCGGCGGAACCCGGTCCGATGGAGTAGCTCACCTGGATGCGCGACACGAGCGTGCCGTCCGCGCCGCGCACCAGCACGCCCTCGTCGCTGCGCACCAGGGTGATGGACGGCGTGGGGACGGATCGGCCCCTGGTCACGTCGAGCCGGACGGGAGGCGCGTAGGCGGGGATCTCGCCGGACACGGACGCCTCGATCTCGTCCATGGCCGAGGGGATCAGCGTCAGCTCCGCAGTGAGGTTCTCGCCGGGCGTGATGGCGGACACGAGGTATTCGTCGTACTCCTCGCCCAGGATGGACACCGAGCACAGCGCCCCGAGCTGCGGCGACGGCTTCGAGGTGATCACGTAGGAAAAACGGAGCACGTCGTTTTCCTCGCCGTATTCGGGCGCGATCTCGTAGGTGGTCAGCCGCGACGTGTTGTCCCGGATGGCGATGCCGTACCGGGCCGGGGCCGGATCGGAAAAGATGACCGTGTCGTCGATCTGCACGCCGGCGGGCACGAGCGGCTCGTCGTCCTCGCCCAGGGGGATGTCCTCCGCGCGCCCGACGAGCACCTCCCCATTGTCGAACACAATCCAGGAATCCGGGATCTCGTCACCCATCTCGGCCAGGGCATCTTCACCAATGTCGAACAGCAGCCGCAGGATACGGGCCGAGCCGAACACGTTCATCAGCACGTCCGAAGCCACCCCGACCAGGGCGCCGCGATGCGCGGCCAGCCACTCCCAGTCCGTGGACAGGGTGATGCCCAGCTGCCGGTGCAGGATCTTGGCCAGGTGCCGCCGGCCCATCTTCCAGATGGCGGCCCAGTTGGTGACGCCCGGGTAATCCCAGGACACGATGTCCACGGCGTTGTTCTCGTCGTAGCCGTCGGCGTAGACGAAGCCCTCCTTGGTCTCGTAGTCGTCGTCCTCGTCCACGTAGGAGACGCGCAGCGCGTGCGGCAGCTCCATGAAGCCGCGCTTGATCTTGCATCCCCAGGAGTTGCGCGGGGTGAAGAGCTGCTTGATGGTCTTGCCCGGCTGATCGATGGTCGCGCCCCACAGCCCGTCGACGTCCGTGGTCACGGCGGCCCGTCCGGCGGAAAGGATCTGCGTCAGCCGCTCCCACACCCGGGTCTCGCTGTCGCAGACGTAGTTGAATTCGTGACCCTGGGCGGCACACCACTCGGCGAGCTCGGCCAGGGTGGTGTCGTCCATCTTCGTCTCGGTGTACGGCTTGGCCATGCCGCTCCGCGTGGTGAGCAGGTAGCGCATCTGGTCGGCGGGATTGGCGGTCTCGGCCACGGTCTCCCATCCGGTCCCGTCCCAGGACGGCAGGTTCGACGAGCACAGCGCGTTGAAGTCGTCGACGTATCCGGACAACTGGTCATTGGCCTTGATGCGCAGCTCGGACACGCAGATGGGGATCGGCGTGTTGAACGCGGGCTTGTTGAGGACGGCGCGGGCCACGGACCACTTGGCGGTGTCGTAGACGTACTGGCTGTCGGAGTCCTCCGTCACCCTGCGGATGCGGACCTCGTAGGTGTCCAGGTCCAGGTCCTCGATGCGGAACGTGGAGACGAACTCCTTGGTCTGGGCGCGGGTCACGGAGAACGTCCCGAGGCCGGAATCGATCCAGGTCGCCGTACCCACGGCGCGGTACTGCGCCTCGAACTCGACGGTCCGGTCCCCGCGCGCTCCGGAGCTGCTGTTGATGGTGGTCAGGCCCCTGTCGAAGGCGATGTCGAACGACAGCTCCTCGGCCTCGCCTACGGTCCTGGTAACCCATCCGCCCGACTCGGTCAGGGCCGCGCCCACGCTGCTCTCGTTGTACGACTTGGCGAACAGCGTCAGGTCGTCCCCGGTGGTGGCCTGGTGGAATTCGTGGGTGACGTCGGTGAACTCGTCCAGGGACGTCTCGTCGATGCGGAAGTCGGAGACCACGATGTCCTTGTGCCCCCAGACCACGAGCATGTTGAAGAACTGGTCCTCGCCTTCCCACACGGTCCAGCTCTTCGCGCCCAGGGGCGGCGTGTGTCGATGGGTGCCGAGCACCAGCGGGACGTACCCGTAGAGGTTCGCCGAATTCCTGGCCCCGGTGATGGAGTAGGTCGGCGACTCGCTCCCCGCGTCGTAGGTCGACGAGCCGATCGACGGCGCGGCCTGGCCGAACAGGGCACCGGTGACATACGACCCGACCATCATCAGTCCGCCGGTCACGGCCGCCGTCATCCATGAGGAAATGTAGAACTGCCCGGCGGCCAGCGGGCCGACGAAACCGGCCTCGACGCCGCCCAGGGCTCCAAGGATGGCCGGGGCGGCGTAGGACGCCACCGCCATCACCGCGATGGCCGCGATCATGCCGACCGGGCTCTTGCCGCCGCCACCGCCGCCGCGCACCGTGCGCAGGACCTCGATGCGCACGCCGGGAACGGGCCGGGTCTCCGCCCAGCGCTTCCTCGGGATTTCCACGCCGTCCACGCGGCACCGGGCGTAGCGCAGCAGGGAGCGCGCCTGGGCGGGGGTGTACACCCGGTCCCGGCGCAGCCGTCCCACGGCCTCCTCGACCACGGTCTCCAGCGTCGTCCCGGCCATGGCTTCAAAAAAGACCGGGCGCGTGGAGTCGAAGCGCCGCCCCATGACGGCGACGGTCTGGTCAGCGCGCATCGACATGCCTGAGCACCCTCGAAAGTCTGCGGCCCCACCGGGCCGTGTCGTACCGTTCCTCGGCGACGGCCATGCCGTCCACGACGTGCAGCATGGTGCCGGGCCGCAGGTAGACCCCGACGTGGGCCTCCACCCCGGCGCGACGAAAGATCATCACGTCCAGGGGACGCCACGGCCCGTCGGTCACGTCCACGTTCCAGGACTCCTCGGCCACGCCGTCCACCAGGTGGTCCACCTCGCCGCGCGCGTAGGCGTCGGAGTATCGGTCGCCCAGGTCGGGCATCCCGATCCCCAGCTCCTCGCGGTAGACCAGATGCACCAATCCCCAGCAGTCGCATCCGTTGCGGTCCGTGCCGTGGTCCAGGAAGGGGATGCCGATGTACTTGCTCGTGTCCATGCCGCCGCCTAGTCGAAGAGGTTGGGGAAGTACGCCGGGACGAACCGCAGCCAGGGCATGGGCTCGTTGGAGGCGATGTTGTTGATGATCGTAACGTCGGCCATGGAGGCGTCCCACTCGGCGCTCCCGAGCTCCATCTCCGGCCAGGAGACTTCGACCTCGTCGGGCGTCTCCGCGTTGACGAACTCCAGGGTGATCCGGGGGTACTCCTCATCCACCATCTTGAGGTACGGCGTGACCATGCGGCCCACGTTGGCGAAGGAGACCTTGCCCTCGGGCGGGCTCTCGTCCGACGATGTGGGCAGGGACGCGCTGATGGGCACGAACAGGTACTGCCCGCCGCGGCTGACGGTGCCCATGATCGGCTCGCCGGTGTCCGCATCGTTGTACAGCCATTCGGTCGGGTCGGTGGACAGCCGCACCGGCTCGGTCCAGGAGTCGTGGGTCATGGTGATGAGCACGACGTCCCGGTCGGACGTATCCTGCGCCATCATGGCGGTGGTGGTTCGCGGGGAAAGAGCCATGCCTGCCTCCTACGTCAGCGGCGCGTCGGGCCAGTATTTGATGGTCAGGCCGATGATCCACTTTCGGGTGAGGCCATGCGGATCCTGGGTGTACAGGCCGGAGTCCGCCGGGACGATCTTGGCCCGGACGTACCCTTCAAGACGGGGGTGCGGCCAATCGAACCACAGCGAGCCGTCCTGGATGACGTCCCTGCAGAACGTCTCCAGGGCGGTGACCTGGTCGGAGGACATGGAGTACCGGACAGTCACCTGTCTCGGCTTGGGTCCGCGCCGGCGGGTCTTGTCGTCGCCGGAGTCCATGGACAGCGTCAGCAGCCGGTTCGGATAGGGATTCGAGAACCCGTCGTACAGAGGGGCCTGGGGAAGCGCTGTGGGCCAAACGGACGCCATGCTCTACCTCCTGACAACCTGTTGTTTCGCGCCGGTGCTGGAACGCATGGCCCGGTTGAGCGACGTGCCGGGCGTGGCGAGCTGCTTGGCCGCGGCGTCGCCGATCATGACGTCGAGCCGGGAATTGCCGTAATTGTCGGTGCTCTTGCGCGTGGTCACCGCCTGTCCCGTACCGTTGTGGATGATCACCTGGACATTGCTGCCGCCACCGTTGCCGCCGCCCACGGCCTGCACGCCGAGATCGCCGGAGGCCGTCCTGGCCAGGGGGAACACGCCTTCCGTGCCGGCCTCTCCGAGTACGCCGCCGTTGGCGAACCTGGAGTAATGCCGGTCAAATCCAAAAAAGGTGGGGCTGCTGTAAATCCCGTTGGACAGCGAGGAGATGCCCCGGCCGGAAAGGACGTTGCCCTGGGCGGACCCGAGCAGGCCGTCAAAGATATCGCCGATGCCGCCGGTGAGGAATCCGGCAACGGGCTGGGCGATCTTGATTTTGACCATCTCGGCATACACCGCGTTGAAGAAATCCATGGCCGAGATCGTGGCCCCGGTGAAGGTGTTGGTGATGGTGGTCTCCAGGCCGCCGTAGACGGTCCGCGCCATATCGGCCTGAGCCTGCATGGCGTCCATGGAATCCTCGGCATAGACCTGCCATGCCGTGCGGCTCTTTTTCGCCGCTTCGACGGCGGCCTGCGCCGCCCGCTTCGAGGCCTCGATCTGCTCCTGGTTGATGGCGGCGATCTGCCGGGCGAGCCCCGCATCGAGCGCCGTGGTATCCAGTCCAGCTTCGGTGGCCTGCTCCTTCAGGTCGTCGTAATAGCGCGTGGCCTCGCGCCGCCGGAATTCGTACTCGTCCAGGGTGTAGCGTTCGATCTCCCGGCTTATCTCCTCCTGCGCGGCCGTGGCGTCCGCCACCTTCTGCACATTGGCTTTGGCCTCCTCGTCGGCGATGGACGCCAGAGACAGGCGGCGGCGCTCCCCGGCCTGGGCGATCAGCTCCTCACTCTTGCCGGCGATCTCCAGATCCTTCTGGTAGGTCCGCTCGGCCTCGGCCCTGGCGAAGGCGTACTGGTCAAGGGTCAACCGCTGGGTCTCGCGGGTCAGGCTTTCCTGGAGCTTGAGCTGCTGGTCGGACAGAGGGGTTGGAGGGGTGACCGGCTCGGTCCACGGCGTTGGGCGCGTACCGGAGTATTCCTTGTTGCGCGGGTCAACGGACTCCGAAGGGGGGCTGGCGATGAGGAGCGATTTCGGGAGGGATTGTGCCTTGGCGGCCTCAAGCGCCGCCTTGTAGTCGTCGGTCATCTTTCCGGAGAAGTCGTTCTTCCCCGACAGGACGCCCGGCAGGATCTTCCACATGAATTCACGGTAGCTCTTGTCGATAGAGCCACCCGGCATGAAGTCTCCCAGCGTCGTTTCCTTGTACCCCTCGGGAGCGGCCATCAGCAGCCCGGACTTCTCGGCCGCGATCTCCATGATCTTCTGCAGTTCATCCGTTCCGCGCTTGATGACGTAGAGAGCCGATATGATCTTGGCAGGCCCGAAGGATCCGAAGAGCTTGTATCCGATGTAACCGAGTCCGGCGGTTTGCAACAGGCCGCTGTCCGCAGCGCCGGACACGATCCCCTTGAAGCTCTTGACCTGTTCGATCGTTCGCCGGACGTATTCGGGCACATCCTGGGTAAGCAGTTCTCGGTTCGCTCTGACCCATTCAAAGGTTCCGTTGGCGATATCGATGATGTCGGGGGACAGCTCGGCCAGGGTGGACCGCAGGCGGGCCTTGACCAGCATCTCCATCTTGGTCAGCTGGTCGTTCGCCTTTTCGGAGCTGCGCACCAACCGTTCTTCGACGACCAGGCCAAGCTCGTTGGCCTCGCGCCGCATGCCGAGCAGCTGGGCGGACCCGCCGCGCAACATGTTGACCAGCGCCGCGCCCTCGCTGTCGAACAGCTTGAAGGCGATGCGCAGGGCCTCCTGGTCGGACTCGGCGTTCTTGATCACCTCGGACCAGTCGCCGAGCAGGTCGATGTTGGAGCGCATGGACCCATCGGCGTTGCGCAGTTCCACGCCGTACTGCTTGGACGTCTTGAGCAGTTCGCCCTGGCCCTGGGCCACCTCGCCCAGTCTCCGGGAAAACCGCTGCATGCCCATGTCCAGCTGGTTCTGCGCCACTCCGGCCAGATTGGCCGCGTAGCGCAACTCCTGGAGTTGGTCCGTGGTCAGGCCGACCTTGTCCGCCACCTTGCCGATCTTGTCAGTGGCCTCGATGGACTGCCGGACCATGGCCGCCATGCCGGCCACCGCTCCGCCCATCAGGGCGTTGCGCATGGAGAACAGCTCGCTGGTCAGGTTGCGGCTGACCAGCCCGATCCGGCGCATGGTACTGGTGGCCAGGTCCTTGGCGGATACGATGATCTGTGTCTGTGCGGCCATCTATTACCCCGATTGACTTTTGATATCCCGTGACCTATTTGTTGATCATGAAGCCGATCAGCCCCGGAGACACCTACACGCGCGAGCAGATGCTCGACCCGAAGCTGCACGAACCGCCCACTGCGGGCGAATTGCTTGATGCGTCGTTCGACGCTGCGGGGAAGGGTGCCAAGGCCGGATTCGGAGCTGTCGGGAAGATCCTCAAGTTCATCTTCTGGACCGTCATCTTCCTGGCCGCCCTCAAGTTCCTGCTCCCGCTCTTGTAGCCCGCCGCCGCTCTTCCATCCGTTCCGCCTGCCGTTCCAGCACGGCCCCTTCCAGGACCTGCACCTTTGCGAACGTGCGCGGGGTGCAACGCACCGGCGGCATGAGCATGGCCGCCGTCTCGCGGATGACCGAGTAATCCAGCCCGGTGACGCCGAAGCCCGACGACCGCCACTGCGTGGACAGGCCGCACCACAAGCGCCACGCCGCCGTGTTTTCCGGCCAGAGCTCCGGCCCCTGTCCGTACTCGCACGCCTCGCACTCCGCCCCGGATTCGCCGCACGTCCGGCAGTAGTCTAGTCGGTCCGGGTCGGTTCGCCATGCCCAGACCTCGTGAAGTTTTTTATTTCGTCCCGCAGCCCGAAGGTGGCCATGGTGATCATGGCGTTCAGGGTGTTGACGTCGCGGGTGGACCCTTTGAGCCGCGCGTAGACGTCCTCGCCGTAGGCCGTCTCGATGACCCACTGGGCCACTTCGAGCCCCTTGATCGGGTCGCCCTTGGCCTCGGCCTCGCGGCGCAGATATTCCTTGGAGTCATCCACCCCCAGGGTCAGGCATTCGTTCGGGTTCTTGGGGAAGGTGAATTCGCTCATGTGCTACTCCGTCCAGGTTTTGATTTCGTTCTTGAGGGTGACCACGATGGCCGATCCGGCCGCGCCGGTGTCGTAAAACGCCCGGTACCCGAACTCCTCCTTGATGCCCTTGGGACCGGAGAATCCGGGCGTCTTGCGCTCGATCTCGGTCTCCTCCATGGACACGGTCAGGCCGTACCCGCCCTTGTACCAACCGAATTGCAGTGGGGCGCGGGTCTCGGCCTCGGCCCGGTCCAGGAACCGGGTGGAGGTGAACAGGCCGGAGATGTTGCCGGACAACCCCATGATGCCTTCGGGCAACGCCACGCGGCGGCCGCCGGACCCGATGGTGTACTGGTCGTCGCCGTCGTCCAGGTCGGCGTTGATGCTCAGCGTCAGGGAATTCATCCGGTTGCCGATGGTCTCGCCGTTGTCGACCACCCGGGCGTCCCCCTGGCTGAAGCGCACCATCGGAAACTGCACGGCCACGTCGCCCTCGTCGGCGTCGAAGGGATCGGAACTCTTTTGCTCGTCCACCCCGACCAGAGACAGGGAAACGCTCACCACGCCGGAGCCGCCCGCCGACAGATCGGCGGATCCCACCTTGAGGCCGTAGGCGTGCAGGTACAGCGGGATGTCGGGGAACCGCTTCTCCACGGTGATGGACGGCATCTCGAAATCGAGCGAGTCGTCGATGGCGTAGACGTGCTCGTAAAACAGGCAGTCCGCGACCTCGTCGCCGTTCAGGGTTTCGGCCGCATAGGTCGCGGTGACCGCGATCACGCTGGTCGTGGTGCCGCGCTTGATCGTGTAGGTCGCGTCGTAGTTGTCGGTCCCGGCCACGGTGATCTCTGCGCCCACGGGCAGGCCGTGGCCGGCGCAGGGCAGGCCGACCAGGCCGCCGCCAATGTTGGTCACCGCCTCGGCGTCC